CGAGGAGGTAGATCATGCCGAAGTCGGGTAAGCAGAAGTCGGTTATGTCCCACCGATTCTCACAGGTTCCGGACGTTAAGATTCCGCGTAGTCGGTTGGATCGGTCGCATGGGTACAAGGCGACTTTCGATGCCGGTTTTCTCATTCCGGTGTATGTGGATGAGATTCTTCCTGGGGATACGTTTAACCTGCGAATGCAGGCGTTTGGTCGGCTGGCTACGCCGTTGAAGCCGATTATGGACAATATGTATTTGGACTCTCAGTTTTTCTTTGTTCCCTACCGGCTGGTGTGGAGCAATTTCGAGCGGTTTATGGGCGCCCAGGACGACCCGACCGACTCGACGGATTTTACGGTGCCCAGGTTGACTGAGCATAACCCGTTAGTGGGTAGTCTGGGTGATTACATGGGCCAGCCTACGGTTGGCCAGGCGTCGAACAATCTGGATATAAATGCGCTGCATATGCGCGCTTATAATTTAATTTGGAACCAGTGGTATAGGGATCAAAATTTACAGGACTCGGTCGTGGTTGATATCGACGACGGTCCTGATTCGGTCGCTGACTACGTGGTTCTGAAGAGAGGGAAGCGCCATGATTATTTCACGTCATGCTTGCCGTGGCCTCAGAAGGGTGACGCGGTGTCGTTGCCCCTCGGTACGTCGGCTCCTATTTGGACCGACGCGGTGCTTAATGCTCCGGTTGTCGTTTGGAGTACTGCCGAAAACGACTTTCAGGAGTTGGATTCGGGAGCGCCTCAGGTAGACCTGAGCGCGAGCGTTGGAGCTTCAGGCGATATCTTGTACACTGATCTTTCTGGTGCGACCGGGGCGACGATCAACGATCTCCGTCAGGCTTTTCAGGTCCAGAAGATGCTTGAGAAGGACGCTCGTGGCGGGACTCGGTATATTGAGAAGATCCGGGCTCATTTTGGAGTTATTTCAGATGACGCCCGGCTTCAGAGGCCCGAATTTTTAGGGGGGGGTACGTCTCCCGTAAACATCTCCCCGATAGCGCAAACCTCGACGGCTGCGGGTGCTGCGCCGGAAGATCAGCAAGGGAATCTTGCTGCAGTTGGGACGGTGAGCGTGAGCGGTCACGGTTTCGTGAAGTCTTTCACCGAGCATGGTGTGGTGATCGGTATCATTTCGGTTCGTGCTGATTTGACTTACCAGCAGGGTCTGCATCGGATGTGGTCGCGGCAGACGCGCGAAGATTTCTATTGGCCTAGCCTCGCCCATATTGGGGAGCAAGCCGTTCTGCAACAAGAAATTTTCGCGACTGGCGTGTTGGCTGCGGACGAGCTGGTTTTTGGCTATCAAGAGAGGTATGCGGAGTATCGCTACAAGCCTTCTCTGATCACGTCTTTGTTCCGTTCGACGGCAGCGGGTACGCTGGACGTTTGGCATTTGTCGCAAGATTTTGGGACGGCGCCGACGTTGGAGCCGACGTTCATTGAGGAGTCTCCTCCTATCGATCGGGTGATCGCGGTTCCTAGTGAGCCGCATTTCATCTTCGATATCTTTTTCAACCTGATTTGCGCGCGGCCTATGCCGGTGTTTGGTGTTCCTGGGTTGATCGATCACTTCTAATGCCGTTTCCTTTTATGGCAGCGGCGGCCATCGCCGCGCCCCTTGTGGGTCAGGGTATTAGCAGCCTCGGTCAGAGGGGTGCGAATAGGACCAATCTGCAAATCGCTCGAGAGCAGATGGCTTTTCAGGAGCGTATGTCCGGTTCCTCGGTTCAGCGACGTATGGCGGACCTGGAGGCCGCCGGTTTGAACCCGATTCTTGCGGGTCAATTCGATGCGAGTTCGCCTGCTGGTGCTTCGGCTACGATGCAGAATCCCGTTGCGGGGGTGCCAGAGGCTGTGAGTTCTGCGGTGCAGAACGCTCGTGTGAAGCGTGAGCTTCAGTTGTTGGATTTCCAGACTCAGAAGGCCGGGGCGGACGCCCATAAGGCGCATTCTGAACAGGTGATGGCGAGGAACGAAGAGACGATGTCTAGTGCTCGTTGGAAGTTTTACTTCGATCCTGTTAGTGGGCGCCCGAAGGGGCCTTTGAAGGATCTGATTGCGTCTGGCCATGCCCAGACGCTTGCGGTGTCTGCGAAGAGTCTCTCTGAGGCTCAGAGCGCGGCTTTTTCCATTCCGGAGCGTGAGGCGATAGCCTCGCTTTTCAAGCAGATCGGTTCCGGTGGTAAGGCGGGTCAATTGTTGATGCCGCTTCTTCTCCAGCTAATACGGAGTCGTTAGATGGGTATGTTTTCCTCGGACCCGCGTCCGCAGGTGCGTTGCGACCCTGATAAGGGAGCGAAGCAGAGTTTTAAAGAAGAGTGTGATATCAACACGATTCTGCGTAGGCATCGTCAGGGTGCGATGCTTACCCATGTCAACGCCAATCGTGGCGTGTTCGCTGATGTGACTGGGTTTTCCGACTATCGGGAGGTTTTGGACCGCGTGGAGCGGGCAGGCGTGTATTTCGCCGGTCTTTCTTCGGAGGTCCGGAGTCGTTTTGAGAACGATCCGGCGACGTTTTTGGATTTTGTTGCGGATCCTCGGAACCGGGATGCGCTTGTTGAGCTGGGCCTCGGACCAGCTATTGAGGAGGCCCCTAAGCCTCCTGTGGAGCCTGTGGCTCCTGTTGTGGCTCCTGTGGAGCCTGTGGCGCCGGTGGCGCCTGTGGTGGCTCCTGTAGAGCCGCCTGAGAGTCCGTAGGACTCGTGCACACTGTTTCTCTCGTTGTAAGTGTGCTAACTGACACGTTGTTGCTGTTGATGTGTGATGTGAAGGTGTGAGGCCAGCCCGTCTCGCGCGTGCGCGGGTAGCGTGCGTGCGCGGTGGGCAGGCCTGGTGCCTGAGCGAATGCGACAGAGGAGAAGTGTTGACTTCTTGTTTTGTTTGTGTTATGTTAGTTTTTCTCGGGAGGCTTTGGGTCCCTTTTAAGGTTGGAGGTTTTTATGCGTCGGCGGTCGAAGATGTCGAAGCGTTCTAGCCGGAAGTCTTTCCGGCGTTCTTCCGGGGTCCACCCTAAGAATAGAGGCTTTGCGAAGCCGATGCGTGGTGGGATTCGGTTATAGTTGTGCCGTGCTATCATCCGATAGACGGCTTTCGGGGAGCCGACGGCTCCCTGGTATTTTCCCGTTCCAAGGGGACGGGGTTGCCGATGCGCGTTCCTTGTGGGCGCTGCATCGGTTGTCGTCTCGAAAGGTCCCGCCAGTGGGCTGTGCGGTGTATGCACGAGGCGTCTCTTCACGATCGGAATTCGTTCATTACTTTGACGTACGATAATGATCATTTGCCGCGTGGGGGCTCTCTCGTGAAGGTTCATTTCCAGAAATTTATGAAGCGCTTACGCCGGGAGGCGGGTAAGGTGCGCTTCTTTCATTGCGGGGAGTATGGGGATCGGCATCACCGACCCCATTATCACGCTTTACTTTTTGGGTTGAATTTTCCCGATTCGTTGAGGATCGAGGATTCTTTCGGGGGCCATCCTCAGTGGATGAGCCCCCTTCTTTCTAAGGTGTGGTCCGAGGACAAGGTGTCTATTGGTAGGGCCACCATTGGTGAGCTTAATTTTGAGTCTGCCGCGTATGTTGCGCGGTACTCTCTAAAAAAAAAGCACGGGAAGCGTGCTGAAGCTCATTATGAGCGGGTCGATTCTGAGAGCGGTGAGTTGTTTCAGGCAGAGCCTGAGTATGCGACTATGTCGCGGCGACCGGGGATCGGTCGTGGTTGGATTGAGAAGTTTTCGAGTGACGTTTTTCCATCGGACGAGTTGGTCGTCCGTGGTTCGGTTTCTAAACCGCCGAGGTACTATGACGAGTATTACAAGGCGCGAGATCCAGGAGGGTTTGAGGAGATCAAGAGGACTCGCGCTAAAGGCCGCCAACGCGGTGACGAGACACCGGCGCGGTTGTCTGTGCGCGAAGTGTGTGCTACAGCTAGAGCTAACCTTTTCAAGCGGAGACTGGAAGAATGTTAGTCCTGACAGTTCATGATTCGGCCGCAGAGGCGTATTTGCGGCCTTTTTTCG